CATTTTACACTTGTTGTCTTTGACCTCACTTCGTAACTCGGTGTATGCTTGCGTGTTCTTTTCAATTACTTCAGCGAATTTTTCAACGTGTCTATTATTAGCGTCTTGCCATTCCTTCCTTTCATCTCGGTGAATGTTCGTTAGCTTGTTAAGATAGAATAGTAGAATAGCTAGAATGATTCCCGCCATTCCATAGTCCACAAGTGCTGCAATTATTTGTTCCATTGTTCCTAGTTTACTTATTTATTTTCTTTCTCAAACAAAACAGATTCATCCACATCTGTCGACTCCTTATTCTTAAGCCACTCATACTGACTTTCATCACGTTCTACCTCGCTAACGTACCACTTGCCGTTAACGTCTTGAGTAGGTGAATAATAACTGGAATCATTGAACTGCTTTCCTTTCAGTTGTTCCGCTTGAATCTCTGTTATGTAGACTATCTTATACATTTCTTCCGAGTGCTGTCATAAATGTGTTGATTCTATCCCTTACCCTTGCCTCTGCTGCAACGCTAAGTCCTACCGTGTGGAATGCACAACCGTATTCCCTTGTTGAGTAATATAATTGAGGGCCAGTGGTATTATGTACAGCACCTATGTAGTATGATATGTTTGTCAATCCTAGTTGAGCGTCTGAAATAGTATGTAGTGTTCCGTTGTTGTATCCATCTACCTCAGAAGAGTTAATTCTACTTGATATGAACAAACCAAGACTATCTGAAGTGGCAGAACCCAATACGTAAGTACCTTGATTTCTTGCGTAAAAATCGCCACTGTATCTTGAAAAGATGTTACTTTTCGCAGACGGTGTATCTGCACCCATATCAGCTTGCAAAGCATCAACATCCGTTCTTGAATAAATACCAAAACTCTCATCGCTTGCAGAAGCTACTGCCGAATCTACTAAATGCGTATCTGCATAGGTGTTAGTGCCGTTACCCTTTATACCATTCTCTCCATGCGTCCAACCACCAAAGAAATCAAGCCTAAACGCTGCATCTAAATCTCTTGGGTCTTTCAAGTTGTACTTGTGCGTGGCAGCCGTTCCTCCAACAAACGGATAGAAAGCATTTATGTCAGACCAATCACCATCTGATTTAAAACCATTTACTAATTGGTTGAGCGCAAATATTATAGTGTTATCCGTTATTCCCGTTTCATCTAAGAAGTCCTGAACATCGGGATCATTGTTAATAGTAAAGTCCTCAGAGCGTCCTGACCAATCGTCATCATTATCAGTAACATGACAAAAGAATCTACCTGCTCCTGACGCTCCAATAGCTACCCAACTAGCATTGTCGTTTGCGCCTTCGTAAATTAGCTGCGGTATGCTGTCAGAAGACTCATACAAGAATCTGTACTTTGAAGGTGTAATATCTGATGCAACTGCTTTCAAATACACAGTTTCGCTTATCTCTGTTTCGGTTATCGGATTTGTGAAACCACTATCAGAATAAGAACCTAAAGCAATACTCGGACAAGCTGTTGCGGGAACTACCCATGCTGAACCGCTCCAACTACCAACAGGTGAACCGCCTTGAAGAACTGAAATATCCAAAGATTCCTCCGATGCAACATCAGCAACCTGAGAGCCGTTTATGCTTATCGGGCTGTCATCAATTCTCCAATATTGACCTTGTTTAGAACCTACCAAAGTTGCGCCTGTCTCTTGACGAACTTCAATGTTTTCAGTACTCCCCGAAGGAATGTCGGTCATATTAACACCATTCAACTGAACCGTAGCATCGGCACAAGGGGCAGAAGTTACTTCCCAACTATCACCATCCCATGACCCCGCAGGTGAACCGTCTAAATTCACAGGTATATCAACCGAACCTTCTGCTAACACCGAACCCGTTGAACCTAACGATGAGCCGTTAATGGTTACGGTTGAGTTTGCAATTTCTATATCTGAAGGTGTTAGTGTTCCTACGTCATTGTCATCTTCATCGTGAATGCTGAAATCAGTTGCCTTTTCAGCAGGAATAGAGGCGTATAAATTACCATTAAAACTTATATCTGAATCACCTACAACAGAAGGATTTGCAGCCGTTCCGACAGCAGTTCCATCGGTGTTTTCTATTTCTTGGTTGTAAGTAGTGCCACTTGCAGCCGTTTCCGTGTTTGTTCCATTTACTTGTATTTGAACAGGGTCAGGAGAACCGCACAAATAATCACTTATGCAAGTTTGTTGTAATTGAGTCAACCTTCCAACGGTTACAGCCGTATTACCACACCAATCGAATGCTCTTAAAATATCGCTTTCAACATCATCACATTCAGTAGGTAGACATTCGTGGTCTGAAATAACAACAACGTCAACGTCAATTGAGCCGAAAACAGTTTCGTACTTTGGTTCAAACGTGCCCGTTCCTTCGGTTTCTTCCTCCCAAACTTCTTTAGGCTTTGAGTTAGAACCTACTTGCGTAATTCTAACGCTGATTGCGCCTAATTGATTCTTTAGAACCTCGTCATCAATAGCAAACTGTTTGACCATTGTTTGACGGATACGGTCAAAAGAATAGGCGTCATCCTCTGTTAGTTTAGTTCTTGGAACGGCAAACACTAAACGTAGAGGAATAGTTGTTTCGATGTTGTTCTTTGCGCCAGCACGATACTTTTGCGTTTCGGTTCTTTCGGTGCTTGGTTCATCTCGTAACCTCCAATAGCTAACCCCGTTGAACTCGTCAAAGTTGATAACGTCAAACTCACCATTAGAAATATACTCAACAGGCTGCTTAAGCGTTCCGTTATCCGTTTCGCTTTCCTTCAATTCAACCAAGCAACGGGTTAAATCAAAGTAGTTAAGTAGTTCTAACTTTAGGTTTAAATATGTGATTATCGCTTTAAGCATTTTCCTTAAATCTGTTTGGTACTGCTGATTCTGCAACAGGTAGAATTGAGTGTTGGCAGTTGTAACCCCCTGCTGTTACGAAGATTGTTTTACTATCAGTACCCGCCATTTTACCATCCCAATCCTCCGAACCCCAGCTTTCAACTTCAGCCTTTGAGAAATACTTACCGTTACGTGCTTTGCAGAATGGTCGTGTAGTGTCCATTAGACCACCTACGTACCGATACCACTTAACATCTAATTGCTCTGCAACAGCATTGGTTACAGCCCTATCACTTAACGCAAACGTGTCCGACACTATTTGCCGTGTGGCGCGTTCTAAACGTCCTACCGTGTCCGCATCACCTTCTATTAGCAACCTGAATACATCAATAACGTCTTTTCTGCTTGCGCCCGAAGTAACCGCGTTGCTCAATGCTTGTCTTACTGGATTAGATAAATATTGGTCGGTTGAATTGAGTAAATCAACAACCGACTCGCGTTTCTTTTGGGCTAGTATTTCATTTGCAATTGTCGGCACTTCAAAACCCGCAAAAGCCTCGTCAAAGTATCTGTAAGTTATTGCAGCTTGGTCATCGAACTCTTGAAGCAACTCACCAACAACGGTTTCAAATTCGCCCGTTGTAAGTAGGTCTTTAGCTTGTTCGACTATCTGCTCAATCCTTAGTAGATTGGCTTGGTTGACAACGATATTACCCGCGCTATAATCCAATTCATCTAATAGCGAAATGATCTCAGAAAATTTGGCACGTTGAATCGCTACCATCCTACTTGCAAAAGCATCAGGTATATTCTCTAGCCTTTCGACCTTTAGGTTTATTATGCGCTCAATTTCCGATGCCATCTAGTAACCTTTGCGCTCTTTCTTGATTGGTGTTAACTGACGTTGGTGTTTTCTCCTTTGCCCTTGCCTCCAATGCTTCAACTTGCGCCTGTAATTCAAGTTTCAAGAAATCAGGCGTTTCATCTATCAATTCGTTAATCATTGTGAAGGCTGAATCGTGCAATACTATCTCCCAATTAGCAACAGCACCTTGTGCCTTTCGTTGGATTATTTCTTCATTGCTCAAGGTCATTAGCCTATCAGCAGCCATTATCAACTCGCTTACTTTTGCCGTGTCGCTTTCTTGGTAGAATCTTCTACTTATGTACTGATAAATAAGTGAGTTTATGATGTGAGTAGGTGCGCCCGATTCTCGTGCAACCTTGATGTCATCGAGTATATCCGCGTCTGTTCTGAAATCAAACGAATTAGGATAAACCAAAGTAGCACCCTCAAAGTTTTCGCCTTCTCTTACCTTTCCTGTGATGTCAAGAATAAATTGGAATACGTCAAACGTTTGGTCGCTATCAGGTTGAACAAAAGCGTACATTGCTTTAAGGTCAATCAGCTTACCCGTTGCCGTATCATCTGCGCCAGTTGCCTTGTCGTTTCGCGTGTAAACGTGCAACATCTGACGCGCATCATCTTTGTATTCCTGTGATGTCTTTTTAGTAAACTCTAAAGTGTGCGTTTCGGGACTAATAAAACCGATTGGAGTAGGAAAAGAAGTGTCGCCCTTGTCTTGCCCTTTTTCGCTTTTAAGAAGGTAGGTTTTCATAGGCGAAGTACGCACTTTCATTCCCGTTCCTGAGCAACTAGGACAATCAACAAAGCCCAATTCAGAGGCTATCTTACCGTCAACACACGCACCTCTTTCGTCATGGAAATCGCACTCATCACCGACCATCCATCTAAACGGAAAGCATACATTGGCTATTGAGACATTCAAATAGTTGTCATACAATAAAGACCAATCCAAAAGGTCAACAGCGTAATAAAAACGTGAAGTGTAGTAGATAGAGTTATCAGGCAACATTGAAGGAACGCCCGCCAATTTCATACAAGGAAACTCGCCTAACTCATGCCTGAATGTTTCGTAAATAGAGAACTTGTGGTCGATGAATTTACCTGTCTGTTCAATCTTCCAAATGTTCGTGTTGTCGTAGAAATGGAAAACTCTACCGACCTTTGCAGCCTTTCCGTTGTAATCAACTACGCTCTTTTCATGGCTTTCGAACATCGCTGATTCATTCCAATCCCAATGAACTACTTGTGCCGACTTGTAATACTTTGGCTGTGGTTCTAACCTTTCATTGTCAGCAACAACCATTTCACCGTCAACCTCAATCAATGTAGGGTCTTTTATTTCAAAGGTCATTACACCGTTAGGGTCATTTGCCCGAATACTTGGAACAATGCTTTTAACGTAGTTCTCTACGCTTCCAAATACGTCTATTCCGTTGGTAATGTACTCGTTGTAGTCATCAGCCTCCGCGCTTCCACTTGGGTAATTAATAGCCCAGTTGTTATCTTGTAGACCGCGCGAAGTCAACGCAAGATAGTCCATGTAAACAGGGTGCGTTGTGTTCTTGTAGTTTTCCCTTACGTATTCGCTTTCCTCTTCGTTCTGATTAGGGGCGCGTTTCTCAAATAGCTTTTCAGGGTACTTATCTACTTCTGAATGCGTAGATATGCGCTCAGACTGTAAGTAAGCCTTTTTATAACCATCGTAGTAGTGTGGTATATCTTCGGCTTTCTTGGTTTCCCAATACTTCCATTGCCACGAACCACCTTTTACAATGTAAAGGTCTTTAGATGCATCAAGAACACCGCTAAGAATAGCTTGTATTTCTTCCAGCGTTTTCATTTCTTTTTACCGCTTTTCTTTTTACCGCAATTACATCCCATATCTATTCGCTTAAAATTCGTAATGCTTCCGCGTTATACACTCTGTAGAACTTGTTAATCTCACCTCTAGTAAACCCAAACACATCACCGTATTTAGCTTCTATACCTTTGAACTTTCCATCGTTGTCAACACGTTCAATGTATCTGTTAGGATTGATTTTAATAGGCTTTGCATTCTTAGGAACACCGTTGTTTGATGCTCCCATGTTTGTATTAGCAAACTCACTTTGCAGGTTGTTCGTCATTCGCAAGTTGACCCTATCATTTCTAAAACCTTGTTGCTTTTTCAGGGTCTTGTAATTAGGGTAATAACTTGTTTTGATTCTTTTTCCCGTCTTGCCTCTGTGAGTTCCTGCGCGTCTTAGCTGGTCATCAGATACCCATAGTTCCCTAGTAGTATCATAAGTGCCAATCCTTGCAGCACTTGAGTTTAAACCTACGTGAAAGATTCGGTTGATTCTATCCGTGTGAATGGTTTGAGCCGATAACTTCAAAGGCACGTTGTCTTTGGCAAGTAGTTTTATCTTCTTGCGAATCTTGTCAACAAATTGTTTTTCAGTCAGTTCAGCCATATATAAAACATCTTACAACTCCCATCCTCATAGAAGATAGTTATAACCTCTTGGTTATCTACTACTATGGAAGAGTGGTTATTGATTTTGAACGTGGTTTACA